ATTCTCCATTAGTGTTAGATTGTTATATCCAAAGAATTTAATAGCGTTAATCAGCGCCTTATATGTACCAATGAACGGTTTAATGTTTGATAGTTCAAGTAGAAGTTCCTTTCTCTTACGGTTTAAGAGTTTCCAGTCAGTACCGACCTCGTTAATATCGTGATCTTTGAATAGGAATTGATCCGCTGTTGAAAGTGTTGCGCCAAAGTTTGAAAGTAGAACACCCAATCTCTCGTCTTCTCCGACTGTTTCACCGTAAAAGTGGATGATAGCGACCACGTGGTCGTCAATCGTGTCAATCAAATATAGGTCTCTACGATGTGAATCATCGCGTTCTGAGTTCAGAGCGACGTTAACCTGTAAAGCGTCTTTAGCGTATGAAGTTCCAAGGGTGTGAATACCTGATGAAGTTGAAACCGCAACTGAGTTTGGTTGAGGATCTAAGATCTGAGAAGTTAGAGTTTCAACGTAAGGATCACCATCAACCAACTTAACACCAACCAAATTAATGTCCTTTGAAGACTGATACCAATCTCTCCACTCCAACTTAAATTGAGAACCAATGTTAGACCCGACTGGTTTAACCAATACAGAAGCGCCAAGGGAGTTGTACGCCTCTTCTAGGATGAACAGGGACACTGACTCATATAATCCAGTAGATACCTCATCCATGTGAATGTATCCCTCAAACACTTCTGATGTGCTGTCGTATTCCAACTGCACTTCATAGTTTGTACCATTAAAGAATCTTAGTCCTGAGTATCTCATTACTTAACTTTCAAATAATCTTTTGGCATTGCAAATGCCTTAAACAGTTTTAGTTGTGTTACCGCTCTTGTTGAAGTAACAAACATGTCTTGAATGAACTCAATGAAATCTTTCATTGTTTCCTTTCTTTGAATGTGAGGTGATAGACCCTTGGTCATAAGGTCGTATGAATAGTCCCTACCTTCATTCAGTTTATAATCGTTGGCACTCTTGGTTATGTTATACTTTTTACCAAGCTTGTACTTATAAAGGTCTTTGTATAGATCGCTCATTAGATTGACTTTCTATTTGCTGCCTGAATTTGAGTGAAGACAGTTCTTGGAATTGGTTTAGCAAAGCTTACTGAAAGCGCAGCTGCTTCTCCAATCTTAGCATCATCGGCAATTGTTGAACCTGTTCTATCAGCCCATCCACCTCTAAACATCGCAACGTCTTCTTTACTCAGTGCAATATCTCCAAATTCATCTAGACCAGTGATAGACATTCTAACGTCAGCTGGAATTCCATCCGTGGCATTAAAGGTAATAGTGTTTGAAGTTACAGTTTTCTTAAAGAATAGAATTCTGTTCTTACCATTGCCAACATCTTCTAGAACGGGGGTTTGTGGAGTGATAGTTGTCTGTGTTACTGTGTATGATCCTGTTCTTAGAGCGTCTTCTTCTGACTTAGATAGAAACTGAACGTTAACTGAGTCAATGCCATCGACTCCTTCTAGAAGGGCGACAATGTCAGACTTAGGCAATCTATCTCTTCTAGTGATAGACATTAAATACGTTGAAATCTTTCTTCTGATTTCAGCTAGAAGTTGAATTTCGTCAAATCCTTCAAAGTGACGAACCCAAATGTTCATAGCATACATTTTTGGCTTTGGATCAACGAATGAGATCTCAGTCGTTACCATCTGCTTACCTGATAACTCAATTGCTTCTCTAATGCCCTCAAGTTCAGATTGTGTAAAAAAGAATTCTTCGGTTGGAACGGAGAAATAATCTTGATTTGACTTTAGTTTTGACTTAACGTCAGGGAGAAGGAAAAGATAGATGATATTATCGTCATCTAAATATTGATCATCAGTCTGTGAATATGCATCAACATAAGAGAACATATTGTATCTTGCTAGGAAGTGTTCGTAATTGTCTGGAGTTGCAAGTACAAATGACTTAGATGTAAGAGGCGCAATTAGTTTTGTAAATTCAATTGATTCAGGATCTGCTCCCATTTTAGGAGAGGCAGTACTTCTGATTTCCAATAGATTATTAAGGTCGTATTCATTTCCTAATGCATCATATCCTGGATCAACAAACTTATATGAAATATCAGGTGAATCGCCCAGATTTCCAGATCTACCATTGGTTTTAATGTAATTAACTTCGATTACCGCACCGTTGTTAGGAATCTGTCCAAAGTTACCATTACCAAAGAATAAATCAATACCACCGGTGATACCAGTCTTAATAACTACTCCCTTTGTAGAAGCGTTCATGTCATATAGAGATTCATATACTGTCCATTTCTCACCATTAACTGCAACGTCGACAATATCGTGGGCTGTAACACCTCCGGTTTGAATGTTAAAAGTTTGAAAAGGTTCACCTGACCCTGTGACATTCTGTGCTTGGGTTTCACCCTGAACGACAGGAACTTTAATATATCCTGCTAGGCCTTTTGAAATGCTAATTAAATCGGTCGAAGATCTTAATAAGTAAATTAAAGAGTTGTTATTAGATCTAATCTGAGAATTGGAATTAATATAAAGGGTATTTCCTGCAATTTCAGATTGCATACCCGGCTTCCATGTTATTTCAATCTCTCCCATCGCAGCAAATCCTCTAGTAGGATCATGGCCAGCCAATCTAGCTAGTCCATAGATGGATTCAGGCTGTTGAGCCGTGATAATGTTTTGTTCAACAGTCGCGTCTTCAATGTAATAGAAGATCATGTTAGTAAGCTCTGACGCTACTTTAACCATCTGAGAAAACGGAGATGCAGTTGTGAAAATGCTTTCAGCATTACCGTAAACCCTGCTCAAATAGGTTCTAACGTCCTGTTGAATCTGTGTAACTGCAACTCTAGCAGTGTCAAGAAAATTGAATTGGGCCATGTCAGACGTTTATTAGTTTACATACACTTGAACTTGATACTTCGAGTTAAGTGTAATGTTTATTTCTGCAATATCTCTAACGGTTCCCTTATAAAAAGAAACATTAGTCGATACTCTATATTTTCCAGCCAGTGGTACATATCTTTGAATTTGATCCTCAATGGTTGAAGTAACCATACTCTCATTGTAATTAAGAGTGTATATCAAATCTTCAAGATTTGCTCCAAAATCTGGTTCGCCAAGAACATCACCTTTTCTAGTGAACAGAATAGTTTCAATCTGCGTGATGACCTTTGAGATCTCACTCTCAGAATGAACCTTATATGGATCGTAGTTTGGATCTCCTTCTGCTCTTACGTAAAATTCCATGGCTATCTTTATATATCACATTACGAGTGCATCATCCAGTCGGTGCCCTCATCATTTTTGATTTCTTCAATCACTTTATCTAATTCATCCTGCCCCATTGACTGAATAATGTCAGCGTTAATCGTAATGCCACCTGGAAGATTGTAACCAAAAATAGCTAATTTCTGACCTAGTGAAATCATAACCTTTGCGGCCACGTATCTGAAGAAGATTTCATCTGCAAATAATGCACAGTCTGGAAGAGTTTCGTAAATCTCTAGAACGACGGGTTTAGTTGGTGTTTGACCTGTAAATTTCAATTCATGTGTCTGCTGTGAATAGTGGAAAGACAATGGGTTTTCAAGAATCTGACGAGCCATGTCAAAGAAAGATTCGTTAATTACAAAGTACTGTAAGTTTTCTGCACCTGCAACAATTGATGCACCACCTGAATAAAGAGAACCAAACAGTGCTCTTTGAACGTCAAAGTCACCTGTTGTGAAAGTGATAGCAGAACCTGCACCGTATCTTGAACCAATTTCAGCAACGGCATAAACAGCATACACTTCGTTTCCTCCTGTTGCAGGATTCTCTTTAGGTAGTGTTAATGATCTACGTCTTCTGAAGTGATCAGTGTCAAACACCTCAACTGGAATGTACAAGAAGTTCTCAGTCACTGAGTACTCATACGTTTTGTAAAACCACTTCTTTGCACGCTTAATGATGTTATACACCTCCGACTTAGGTAGGTTCATAGGAATCATACATGCACCTGTAACATGACTTCCGATTTCGTCAATGAAATCGTTTAGGCAATTAGAATCGTAATCTGGTGGGGTGGTTAGATTGTCTAAATCACCAATAAAAATATCACCCATTTCTTTAGTTTATTTTTTTAGAGTTTATCACCTCGGTCTTATCAAACTTGGCGAACTTCTCGCTATATTTACCCTCTCTAAAAATACCACCCGACATAGTACCTTTAAAAACACTGTCGGTTCCAAATACATAGCAGTTATTTAGAGTGCAACTGTTATGAGTGTAGCATGATTGAACCTTTGACCCATCAACCTGAGTCGACTGGTAAAGATTACTTCGCTGAATATCAGATCCATTAATTTGGCATCTGTAAAAATCGCTTAAGATTGCTTCGCCTCTAAACTTGCAATCTACGAATTCATAACCCTCCAAACCATGGGCTCCTAAGAAAACACCATCTTTAACCTGAACCCTTGAACGATCAGTGTCGTAGTTAATATGACCCTCTGTCATTCCGCCCTCTGAAATAAGTTTTACAACTTGGGTTTTAATGTTAGACCAGAACATGTCAATCGTTTCACCGTGGTTCTGAAGATCAAGAGTAAAATCAATCTTTTGAAAATTCTTAAAGTTACGATGATCCTTGTAAAGGTCGTAAATCTTTTTCATGTTTGACATGATTCTTCTTAACTCAAGGCGATTAAGCTCTGTTAAATCAGGATTCTTACATGTGTTCCAGAGTTGAATTAGAAAACTGTCAAGTAAATGAAGAATTGTTGAAGTCTTCTTTTCATAATCTTTACCGCCCAGGTATCTAAATTCTAGGTACCCTTTCTCCTGTTTTAAGAAGTTAACACCATAATACTTGGTGTCTGGATATTTAAACTGCATTTTAGAGATGTGATTTTCATCAAAGTTAAACAGCTCATTCTTAGGTAGAACGTACTTGATTGACTTGGCGTAAACAAGATCTCTACGTTCAGGAAAGTGTTTATACACCTGTTCTTCTTTAAAGTCCAAGATGAACTTTAAAGTGTTCATGTGAGTGATAAAGTTTGAACCCACAATCTTTTTGTCAAACGATACATTAAGGTGAATACCCGCTCTATCAGTAGTGTGACCGTTTTCCGAGATCCAATGTAACATCTTAATGATGATCAGTCTGGCATCAGGATACGGCAATGCACCAGTCACCATCTCAATGAGACCGGCACCACCTGACATATCAGGCTCCAACTTAAACACCTTATCGGACGGTTGAAAATCTGAGTGAGCCTTTTCTTCTACCTGAATCTTACGACCCAGATATTCACCGACCATCTCAGCTGTTTTTTCAACACTGTGATTCGAGTAAAACTCAAATTCAATGCCGCAAAATGAATGAAGGAGTATATCCTTGTTTGCTTCGTTTAACATGCAGTAGACACTATCTTACTATTTAAGTTTATATATCTACCGCACCGGGTAGCGGTTTAGACACAAGCTCAGTTACCGAAATAACTGAGCTTGTAACTAAGTAGTAATTAAGTAGTAACTAAGAATTATGCACCGATAACTCTCAAGAATACTTTCTTGGTATCTTCATCAACCTTAGTAACCTCTACTACAATTTCCTGACCCTTTTGGAAAGTGTCTCTCAATACTGTACCTTCTGGGAACTCAGAGATGTGTGCCATACCTACCACTGAACCGTGAACGGCGATGAATAAACCGTAATCTTTAATTGATCTGATGGTAGCGTTTTCAATCAGCGTCGGTAACTTTAAACCTTTAGTGAATTCTTCCCATGAGTTATCAACCTTCATCTCAGACTTTTCCTTTTGAGTCAAGATGATCTTTTCGTTACTGACAATTTCTTTGATTTTGAAGGTAACTTCATCACCAGGGTTTACAGTACCATTTTTGTGAGAATTGAATAACTCAGGTGATAGGTCATTAACGTGAATCATACCCGTCAAACATGTATTAAATTCAACGAATACACCGTATTTTGCAGTACCTGTTACGTTACCTTTAATTTCAGAATCGATATTAGCTTGTAGGTTTTCAATTTCTCTAGGAATCATTGCCTGTAAGTATTTTCGGTGAGAAACCACGATTGTACCTCTCTTAGACGAGAATGAATCAGGTACCACGTACATCTGAGCACCGACAATTGAACTAAAGTCATGCAGTTTATTAATACCCGCAAGTGAACCAGGCATAAAACATTGGATACCTTGAACGAGTACAAGGTAACCTCCACCCGGGATCATCTCTTTAATAGTACCTAGGTATGCTGTATCTCCATCGTCAGCTGCTTGTCTAAGTTCTGCAAACACCTTTTGTTTAGTTCCTTCAGTGATAGAAGCAACTGCGTATTCTCTAACGTCAGTTTTATCACTTAAAACTTTTACAGCAACTTCGTCTCCAGGTCTAACGTCTGCAATAACGTCTCTATCTTCTCTTGACAAATCAATGTACAACATTTCACGATAATTAATATCGACTGTTGCCCATTTTTCACTCATCGAGTGGATTCTTCCAACTTCAACAGCACCTACGGTTAATTCAGAGATGCCGTCGTCAAATTGAACGGTAGACAATAAATTATACATTTCTTGAGCATAAGGCTCGTGACAGTACACCACGTCTTTGTGGGAACCTGTCTTAATCTTAGTGTTGGGTTTGAGTTTTCGGTTGTAATAAGACTCGTATCTGTCCCAATCAAATTCTCCAGTTGGAGTTAAGAATTCGTCTGTAGATGAATCAAATTCATCAAGGTTGACTTCTACCTCTTCTTTTTCAACTTCAGTTACCTCTACTTTAATTTGTTTTTTGTTAGAGTTTTCTTGAAGTCTTCTTCGCTTTTGAGTACCATTATTGGTACCGTTGTTTTGATTTGTCATTTATGTTTAATTTAAAGGTGTAAAATACTAATTATATAACTCACTTCTTTTTATAGCGGTCGTCTCCCTTGACAATAGCACCTGCAACAGCCCTATCAACTGCTTTTCCAAGCGCTTGCATAAGAGTTAGTGTGAGAGCATGGGATAAATTTGCTACGTTATTAATACCGTCGGCTTTTGCCTTTTCATTCGCGGCTTGAATGTCGGGATTATTGTCTTTGGTTTTCGTCTTTTTAATCGTATCCATGCCGAAGGCAGATGAAATAGCCTTGTACCAATCGAGAGGAGCGTCGCCGTAGATAGGGTTGGCCTTTAGTTGTTCCCTATACAATTTATCTCTGTCAGTGGTCTTTTTAGGATTAGGTTGTGATCCGCCTCCTTTTTGGCCGCCTCCACCGCCTCCACCGCCAGTATTTGCAGCGTTATCGGTGTTCATGTTATTGCCACCGCCGCCATCGGTTGCATTTCCGACTCCCGTGTTGTTTGTATCTTTACCGTCAGCCATCTTAGTTAACTTTTACCTTTGTTGATTTGGTAGGTGGAATCTTAGCAGCAATAACGGGAATTGAAGAAGTCAAATTCGTAGCCGCAGTTGCAGCTGCTGTAGCAGCGGTCCCCAACGGCACTGCAAGCGGAGCAGCACTCAAAATAGGAAGTGAGGCTGCCGCAACACCTGCCGATGCGAGAGCTGTCATGTTTGTTGATAGATTGGTTAGATCAATTGCTAGCTTTTGCAACGTGTTCTTAATTTCGTTAAGGGCATCTTCATTTTTATCACCTAACACGGCAGGTTCTTCTGAACCTCCACCCATTCCAACGAGATGCAATAGATCAGCGGCCTGAAATAGGCCTTCACCGGCTGAACCAATCAACTTAACACCCTCTGATGAGTTCCAATACAGTTGCATTCTCGATGGGTCATAGAAAAGTGAGACCACTCCCATTGCACCATTCGCAGATACCATGTCTGAAACTTCTTGACGTGCCTTAGCCTGAAAGAAATAAACTGGAGTGTATAAGTTTCCGTTATCAAATCTAACAGAAACAATGTCACCTACGGCTGGAACCGCAAATTGACCATGTGAATCATTAGAACCGCAAAGGGCCCATGGAAGATCTTCATCAGGAATTAGATCAAACTTACCAAAAATGCGTATCCTACAACGGCCCTGATTTGATGGATCTTCGTTATTAACGATTTCTCCTAACCAGTGCGAATCTCTTAAATTATCTTGAAAAAGCTCTTTAATAGAGTCCATTATTCGTAGTTGTTTCCAAGGTTAGACTTCGTGTTAGCTGCTTCGTTTAGATTATTTATCATTGGAAATATGGAAGCAATCGAACCCTGTCTTAATGCCGCTCCGACGGTGGCACCTTCAGCTCCGAATATGTTTGTCACAATTGACTGTTTAAAGGAAGTTGCGGCATCTTTTGCAATGGCCTCACTCTGTCCAAATATGTTATCTACAGCTCCTCCTAAACCGCCTGCATAGCTGTCAACTTGATTAATGGCCTGTTGATATGCCTGTTCAAGATCACTACCATATACGTTGACAGGCTTGCTAATAACGTTTAGTGGATTATTCTCTCTAATAGCACCTGTTAAACTGTCAATTGCACTGTTAGTTATTTGACCAACGTCCTGTGACAATCTATCACCGACACCCTGGATTTTAGTTCTAGCGTCACTGTCACTGCTTACGCCTAAATCACCTGTACTTTCTGTCATCAACCCCTGTAAATATGAAGTTGCAGTTTTCTTAATAGTTTCGTAACTAATTTCAATCTTAGGTGAAGGGCTTTCAGGCGCTGCGTTGCTTAATGTTTCAAATGTTTCTTTAGCAGACTTAATATTGAACTCGCAGAAATTAAATTCATACTGAAACAACGGCTTAAAGTCACCTGATATTTCAGCGTTCTTTGTTTCAGATCCAAGCAAACCCTTTTTGAATTCTGTGTTAATGTCTCTAATCTCAGAAACCATAATCCACATTCTAAATCCTCTAATATTCTTTGGTAGAACCTGGGTCCATGCTGCAAAATCATAAACCGAATCCCTATATAAATCCATCAAACCAGAAATTGCAAGATTGATTGATTCATTGCAAGTGATAGTTAGTTTGGCCTCATCACCTCCCCAATAAGGCTCAGTCATGTTATAGTCTAAAACCCTTGTCATTCCATCTAATGAAACCCAATACCATGGCATTTCACGATTAATCAAGAGCATGGTATCAACAAATCTTTCAAGCTTATCGGCTCTTTCAGTTTCTTTATAATGCTCTCTTAGAGTTTTAACGGCAATATCTTTATTAAAAAGAGGAGACGTAGTATCAAATAAAATTGTAAAGCTCAAATACGTAGGATCTTGATAAGGGTTCTTTGAACTCTTACCTAGTAATCCTTTTCTAAATTGTATTTGATTTGTACCAGTTGCCATATCCTATATATTAGTTTCCTGCAGGGGCTGTCATTTTCTCAACAACCTGTTGTCTAACTGGCCATTCTTTTCTAGATAAATGAAGAACCTGATTGATTCCATCTTCACCATTATACTTATATTCGATTCCCATGATAACGTAATATCCAGTTAGAAATTCATCGACTTTAAAAGCTTCCGCTTGATTATCGTCCTCAGTCTTGGTTTGATTCTTACCGGATTCCATCTGTTCTTGCTTCACTTCGAAACCAGCCTCTTCTGCCTTTTCATTTTCAGTATTAGCTACCGCGTTACTAGTGTTAGAGTAATTGTAAATGGTAACTGGAATCTTCATGTATCGATACAACGCAGGGTTATTGGTTGACAACTCGACTATTAACTTCATCTTATCTAATTCAACCATATTTTGAACATTATTAATAGATGAATAGGCATAGTTTAAATGAACGTTATCCGCAGAGTGTTGCATTCCAATGTACTTATGCTTGACAATAGTACCATATTCATCTTCCTTTGAAGTTTGATTACCCTTTAAAGGTACTTCGTTGTCTTTAATCGTGGAACTAACTAAGGATTCAACATCAAACTCAAGAAGCTTTCCGCCCTCTTCATTCATATCAAAATACTGCAAGGTTCTCTTGTATCCATTTTCAAGAGCTACCTGAGTTGACATGTTAATTAGGTTATATGAGACAATGTGGGTTGCCGTACCTTCTACATTGTGGTGATTCGTTAAAATTAATTCAGCCTTGTTTTCAGCTGAACCTTCCTTTGGATCTTCTTTTCTTTCATCAAACAGGGTTGCTGAAATAAGTTCATCCATTTCAACTTCTTCTTCAGAATTGAAAACCTTTTGAACGTCAACAAAGTTTACGTAATAATATGGATCAATGGAATAGGTTTGAAAAGTTTCATCTGAAATGTAAGAGTGCAAAACAGTCTTATCTAATAATTCATACTTAGATTGAAATGCCGCAATTCTTACCATTTGATCGTCTGTTGCGTCTACATTAGTCGCAACCCCTAACTTCATATCTTTAGCGATTGAAATGACATGGTCATACGAGTTTCCTAAACCGTAACTTTTGCAACTGTCATTATAAAATTCTGGAATCTTTGCAATTGCTCTTAGTTTGAACATTGCTCCTCCATCTTGTTTTTCAGCAGTAGTAACTGGAAGACCTGAGAATTCTAGAATATGAAAATCCATTCTAATGTCTTTATACGTATCGTTAAAGTCCATTCTGATCTTTAAAGATAACACATCTCCATCCCTAGGAAACTGTGAAACCGTGAATATGTCCCTAGAGTCTTGAAGGGTTGCCGTTATTTCGGGGTATTTACCCAATAACTTCATCGAAAATCTATCAATCTCATTAGGTTGAAATACGTAATCATTCAACTTAATATATGGTTGCATTCCGCCCTGAAAAGCAGAATGGTGATCTCCACCCTTGGATTCAGCTTGATCTGGCATTTTGATGTCTTCAAGCTTAATGGTAGGTTCAGTAATCGTAAGTAAGTGACTATTTAGACCCATTATTCTGTGAAGTTTGTAGGATTAGCACTTCTGATTCCATCAACAATGCTGTAATTGCTATCACCGGTTTTGTGTCTGTTTGGTGGCAAGTTTTCTTTTGAACCGTTATCCAACTGTGCAGACTTTTGTTGTAGAAATTCTAGACGTTTAACATCTTTTTGTGTCATTCTTCTTTGTGAAACAAACTTATCCTTAGCCGAAGAACCTGTCATTCTTGTAGGCTTAATAAACTTAACAAAGTCTGTAGTATAAAGAGGTATTTCGATTTCATCACCAACGTTCATTGAGAAAGGATTTGAAATTCCATTCCACTTTAGAATTAAATCAGTCATTGAATCGTCTTTGTAGTATTTAAGAGCGATTAGATCCGGACGACCCTCTTCCTCCTCAGATACTCTATGATTCTGAAAAACACTAGTGTCTTCTTTGAACACTAGAGTAGGTTCAGTCATAATGGCCTTTTCAGCCGTCACCTTCTTTCTATCTAACGTATTAAACTTCATTACCCTTGTGCCATTTTCTTCATGATGTCGTTAGGACCATCTTTCATATCCCTATTACCGTATGCTGAAACCTCAACACCGCCTTCACCAGCATCAACTCCACCTTTAGGAGCAAGGTATAATCTACCTCTACCGCCGTTGAACATAGATTCAATGTCTGACTTATCTCTTGGTCTAGCATGTTTGAGTTCAACTTCAACTTTTAATTGAGTTGGAAATCCATCGTATGAAAGTTCGCCACTGAACTGAAAGTCAGCTGATGCGCAATACAAATTACCAATAACTGCGATCGGATTAAGTGGGTTACCAACCGTTAAGTGATATTGACCGGTTGCATCACCGGTTAGAAGTGCATTTACAGCTTCACCTCCTTGAGGAGTGTTAAACATTTTCATTAGCGAACCTCCAATAAGGTTATTTCCAAGTTTAGATCCCATTAGACCGTTTTGAGAAATGTCAGATGCAATGTTACCAATACCTTTCATCGCCGATCCCACCAAGCCGCTTAGGAAGCCACCAAAGTCACCGCTTTTGATTTTACTAATATCACCAAACGGTTTGTTGAACTTACCTCCACCTCCTCCGGTGTATCTTACAGCACCTCCCCAGAAGTTACCGTTATTATATGTTAGAACTAAAAGGTTAGCCATTAAATCAAGGAAAGCAACCCTAGGGTTAACTCCCTTAAGTTGTCTTAGGTCATACTCAAATACTAACTTAATATCTTGTGAAAAATCAAGACCTTGACCTCTAACCGCTACCTTTTTAATTACGTTGACAGGACCGAATACGTGATTAGGATAAGTTCCTTTAGTTGCGTCAAATCCACTTTTGGCGTTTGCAGTTTGAACAGCATTCATGCCGTTTGCAGCACCGTAAATTGAGCTAGCAAGACCACTTCCATTAATAAATCCACCTAACTTTCCTCCTCGGGCTCCGCCACCACCATTAATTTCTTGAAGCTGTGACTCTACCTCAGTCCAAGTAGTGCTAACCTTAAACTTTAAAATGTCTTCAAGCTTGTTGCCCGCTGCTTCGCTCATCCAAGTCACGGCTCTTGCCAAATCCGGTGTAACTTTATCAAATGGTTGACCGCTTGCATCAAGAGACCTAATGTGAAGAATGTCATCTTCAACTGGCATTGGAAATCTTCTTAGGGTTAAAAGGTAATCGTTAGAAATCTTACCATAATACTTAGCAAGGGCAAAGTCTGCGTATTCATACCGATACGCCTTTCCGCCGGTGGCCTTTGTGTATTCAATGATTTTGGTAGCAGTTGGGTTTCTTGACAATACATTTTCTGCATCTGTACCCGCAAATAGAGAGGGTTTATTATAGTACTCTGCTGCTGGAGAATCTGAATGAAATGGAGTTCCTCTCCACTTTAAAAGGGACCAGGCGTTAAACAAAGACCAATAACCCTCTTCCCCTTCAATTGTAAACTTAGTAACTCCAGCTTCTTTTTTCTTATTCTTGCTCTCATCACCTTCAGCTCCCGCAGCTTGTGAAGCTGAATCAACTTCATACTTTTCGGAAGTAATTAAATTTGGACCATACATTGGTTCAAACGAGGCAACTTGAGGAGTGATAGTGTTCTCGTTAATTAGACCAACGGTTGGATTAACAACCGGAGGATTGTTTTTACCCTTACCAGAGAATAAGTTCTTCTTTTCTTTACCTCCTTTAGTTGAAACGTTCTGACCGGCTACTCTATCATATTGTGATTGTGCTTCTCTGGAAACACTATTCCAAAGGCCACTACCCTGATTAGAAACGTTACTTACGTCTTTATTAAAAATCGAGCCTAAAGCGTCGCCAAAACCCATACCCTATTGTCTTATTTTAGGGTATATATCAATCAATGCTATCCAGCTCTTCGAAGGTAGCCCGATGAATAATATCTTGAATCCAATTCTTTTTCTTTGGTTCCCTATCCTTTAAGAATCGTTTTAGAGCCATCTGGAAATCTTCTTTCGTATCAAAGTGATACTGTCCCTTTCTGTAGAAAGTTCTTGTCGACATTTCAAAGATGTCCTTGATTGATTTCTCGATCAAAAAGGATTGAACGGTATTAAACAGTTCAATGACGTCGGCCTCTGATCTAACGCACATCATAGAGTCAACAACTACCGTATATCGATGCCAGTTTTCATCACTAGAGATGTGAGATTCAAATTGATCGCATGTCGTAAAGTCAGATCTCTTAAATTTAAACCATGAGTCTTTACCTTTGAAGTCCTTTTGAAACTTACCCCAAAAAAAGTAGCGTTTTAAGAAGTTAATATCATCATAGAACTTGACGATTTTTAACTGATACTGTGGATTGTATTCATCCATCTTAACGTCATAGATGATACCCCTGACCGGAAATAAGATATTAGGATTTGCCGCTGTGGAAATTAGAGCGTGACAGTATTCTCCTTTAGCAAATAATTTATGCTGAATCATTTGTCAATGAATTTAACAACGTCAAAATTGCTCAATACTCCCTTTCTAGGATAGTCAGTCCTATTAATGATTACAAGCTTAGTACAAAATTTAGAATCTTCGGGTGATAGATCATCAATAACACTAAACAGCCCAGCTGTCGTGTCTGCTGTTAAGTTCTTAAGCATGTAAATTAATCTAAATTCTTTAGCACCTTCTTCAAATGAAGATAACTTAGATTCAAGAAAAGATAAAAGATGAAGGCCGACTACCTTATCATTCGGTGGAGAACCATAAGGATCGGCCTTCATTAACTTATTAACAATATCTAGATAGTTAATGGTGGTCGCCCCTTCTCCGTTCAATCTGATATATTTATTGAACTCGGCTTTGTTGTTACACCAAATACATTCTAGTTTAATTATCATTTCATGGTGGAAAGCGACTCTTTAAGTGAGTTTAATTCTATTTCAATCTCGGAGATTCTTCCTTCCAACTCTTCCTTCGAAGGTTCGAAGCTATCACCCCAGTCGCTAATAATTTTAATTTGATCAACCTGTTTAGAATTGCCAAGTTCGAGACCCATGTCCTCTGATAGCTCATATAGGAGATTCATTTTAGTAAGGACTACGTCACCTGATTCGATGTCATATACAACCTTACTTTCAAATCTTTCACCAGCTGCGTTAATGTTATCATCTGACACGGTCTTAATAATACCGTTATCTGCAATTTCTAAAACGATTTTTTGCATCTTAGTTCATTTCAGCCGCTTCACGTAGGATGCGTCTTTGTTCTTTCTTTTCTTTTCTACGCTCTTCAAGATCTTTGCTTTTAATAGCTCCAATTCTCCAAGCTTCTAGAAGCAATTCAACTTTAGCAGCTGAATAGCCCATTGACTCATATTGTTCTTTCATCGCAACCTCCTTTTGAGAAAGAAATTCATAAGTTGCCTTTTCATTTCTTTCAACGTTTTGTGCATGAAGCTGTTTACCTTCATTGTAGGTTTTATTATACCATAAAGTACCTACTTCGCTAAAACGTCCGTACATGTTTTTAATACGTAGCATTTTAGCCATTCTTAGTTGCCAGCGGCGTTCTTTTCTATTTGCCATAAATTAAATTAATTTGAGTAATACTCGTTAAGGAAAGTTTCAATATGTTGTTTGACGTAGTCTTGTAGATTATTTATATCGATTTGTTCAAGAGCCACGTCAATAATTTCTTGATTCAAATCTTCTTCCTCCATTCCTTCCGATAACATTGCATAGATTGCAGGGGTAGGAATGTTAATGTTCATGTTTACTGGAATTTGAACAACATTTTTCTTGCTCATCTTTTGAATCATTTTACCCATCACTGAAACTTGTTTAGTTTGAACAGGGGGTTGAATGATTGATGCGTCTGTGCTGCTCGTTACAGTATTGTTAGTTTGATCTTGAACAGGATCAGATTGTGGAGATGTAAATTGCAAAACATCTTGATTGTTTTCAATTTTTATCATGAATTCATTGATCAGGGATGGATTGATTCTTTTACCATTCGTAAAATAAGTCCACTTGGCATCTTTACGATCTTTATCAACGGTCCAGATTTCACCCATGTGATCACCTTTTATCCACTGATAATTAAGCTGTCCCTTTTTAATTACATTATCTTCCATAATAATTGATTCAGATATTATCATATCCTTCTTCGATTCTTTTAATAAAGCTTTCTTTAAGATTTTCAGAACCTTCATAATACTCTTCTAAATAGTCATTTAGTAATTTAATAGATCTACTCGGACCAATTAGAGCATCGGCCTTAAGGTATCTTCTAACAAACGTTGAAGAATCAAGCGTTAAGATCTGTTTTACTAACACATCATATTCTGGTACGTATACTTTATTAAATCCCATCTTCTTGTCTATTTAATCTTATAACATCAACATGTGCTTTGTTTAAAAGCTGCAATCCCTCAATATCCCGATATTCTTCTGAATAAAATACTCTCTTAATACCAGATTGAATAATCAGCTTTGAACATTCAAAGCAAGGAGAAGTAGTTGTATAAAGATCTGCTCCCTCACTTGACATGGTTGACTTAGCAATTTTTGTTAAAGCGTTTGATTCTGCATGTAGAACTTCTCGTTTTGTGGTAGATTCAGTCTTAGTGCAACAATCATCAACACAGATAAATCCACTGTCTTCTAAATCATCTACGATTTCAGGAGAGGTTGAATAGCTTGCGCTGATTTTAATTTCTTGAATGTCTTCACATTGATTATCAAAACCCTTTGGGGTTCCATTATATCCAAATGAAACCAACTGGTTGTCTTTAACAATTACGCATCCAACCTTACGTCTACTTGCGTAACTCAATTTTGCAAATTGGTACGCAACATCCATATAAACTTCATCAATTGATAACCTGGGCATAAAAATAAAGGTCTGAGTATATTATACCCAGACCTCTATTAAAAGTTTATTATGAATTGAATTAAGCTTGCTCTACTTCTTCGCCTTCTGAATCCCATGCTTCCATCATCTCATCGATCTTCTTAGAGTAAGACTCTTTTAGACCATTACATGCAGCTTCATAAGCTTCTTGTGTGATGTCTTCTTTTGATTCTTTTAGGGCATTTGCGGCCATCATTGCCATAAGAGCTGCATTTTCTTTTAAGTAAGATTCGATAGTGTGAGTATCGTGCATATCATTTTCCCAGACTTTAGCTTCAGACTTAACTTTTTCGTAAAGTTCTTTGACCATTTCTTCAACAGTTACTGGTGCTTCAGCCTCCTCAGACTCTTCGCCTTCTTCAGACTCTTCGCCTTCTTCAGACTCTTCCTCTTCAGGAGATTCTTCAGCTTCATGCTCTTCTTCGTCATCAGCGATCTGAGTTTCTACCTCGTCTTCGTTTTCTTCTTCAGACTCAGTAACCTCTTTAGCTCCTTCTTCACCTTCGTCTTCAGGTGCTTCTTGATCGCCTTCTTCTGTTTCTTTGTCGTCCTCTGAGTAAACCTCTTCAGTATCGGCATCCATGTCCTCTACCTCCTCGCCAGCTCCGTTATCTTCGTCGCCTTCTGGTACATCGGCCTCAGGTTGGTCTGCAGTAACTACTTCTTCACCTTCACCCTGTTCTTCAGGTTCACCCATAGCTACGGTGTCCTTTTCGATCTCTTCTGCGCGATCTAAAGATTCAACGTATTCTTCAAATGTTTTAAGTTTTGCCATGATGTGTATGGTTTTATTTTGTTATTATCTATATATCAGATTATTTTAGACTAAGTTTAATCTTATTAAATTGTTCGAATAGCACAATGTATTTCATAGATTCATTTGCTTCTTCTTTTTTAATTTGGTCCATCTTTTTCATAGCCCAATCAACTCCTTCATCTCCACCCCAAATTAACCAGGCAATATAGCCATTGTCTTTCCACGGTTCGTCCTTATGTTCAGGTGCAATGGTTGAGTTTTTTCTATGACGATTGAACTGAGCCATTCTAGAAACTACATCCCTAGAAAGAGCTTCTCCTTTAGCTAGTTGATGGGCTCTCTGCCAACCAACTTCAGTTCCTCCTTTAACCTCATCTCTACCATGCTTTTCCTTCCAAGCAATTGCTTTTTTAGCGTTTGCCTTGGCAGCTGCAGGATAATCTTTATAAGTATCTGACATTTAATTAGAATAAGGTTTATATATGGTTTCTAGCCACGCTTGTAACTCTTTTGAGTCTTCCAGTTTGAATTCAGACATCACTTCTTTAACAAACGCTTTGAAGTTTTTGGCAGTTTTAGCCATGATGTCAATCTCACCCATTGAACCTTCATTCAAAGATTCAAATGCTCCAGCCAATTCAGCGTCTTTATCTTTGCCCATTACAAACTCTTCAATCTCTTTCTCTAGTGCTTTCTTTCTAGAAGTAAGAGCCTTTAGGGCATTAAGCAATTCTACTTTTTTATCGCCTTCGGCGGCTTTCCACTGGCCAACGACGCTTTGCATATTAGAAGTAACTTCTGTGTAGTCTTTCTGAATCTTGTTGATTGAACGCGCTTCGTCCAATTCAATGTATTCAACAGATTCGCTAACTTCAACAGGCGCAAGAATTGTAGCATCTCTAGCCTCATCGTATTCCATTTTGTACTTTTGGCCGTTGATCACGGTCTTATAATCTTTGT